TTTTCAATGTCTCGTGTCTTTTTATCCCATCCATCATGGAGCCAAGTCTCGACGCCTTTTCAGGAGTTATAACGAACGACTGGTTTACCATGGGATAAACATCCATCCCCTCAAGTGAACCAAGGAAAAGCTCCCGACAATCTCTTTCAGTCGGAATCTGGCTCATAGCACCTTTCCAGTCGGGTTCATATTTCAAAACCTCACCGTACTCGGCCACTAGCCACTCCACAAGTTCCCGCAGGTAACCACGCATCTGGGTGTCAGCCCATGCTATGCGCAAAAGCCCCGTCGCACGAAGCAACGTAAAGGCTGGGTCCCCCGGCATCTTCGAGTAGAGCAGTGATGTCAGCAACTTCTCACGCTTATAAAGTGGCACCGCAATGCCATCGATAAAAACCGTGTAGGCTGACAAGAAATCAAGCTCTTCAACTCTACGTGGATCTAAGTCATCAGTGGTTGTTGTCACACCGAGCTTCTTCCACTCCTCAATGACAGATCGCGCATTGAAGAAGGGTACAGCGTCATCACTGACAGTCCAAGTGTTGTCATCCCCACAAAGGGCAAGTGACAATTCTTCACTAAAAGCGGCATAATTGCTCATGCCATCATCTGGTGCTGTCATTATCCATGCGTACGCTAAAAGCATGAATAAGATCAAAGTATTATCTACGATAGTGTTCACGGAGCCTGACGGATTACCCGTTTGCTTCATCACGAACACACCTTCGGATGTAATAATCAGTGAATGGATCAAATTGCGATAATATATCAACAACCTCTCTTTATTCTCAGGGGTCTGATCCTCAACGCGGAGCATATTCCAGCGAAACTCGGCGCATGCCCACATAAGGTATATGCGCAACGAGGAGTCATATTGGGACTCATCAAGTGCAAAGCCATTACGGTGTTTCTTCAACTTCCGATACAGCTCGTTCCAGCCACCCTTCAGTGGACTAAAACCAACAACGCTGGCAGTTTTGAGATGTGAGGCATAAAACTTTTGATTCATATCCTCAAACAACCTATTTCCATGAATGGTCATCTCAATGGGCCCAGCCGTAAAAGTTCGAATAGAGTTTTGCTCTATCTTTTCGGCGGGACGGATCTCCTCTTTCAAGGAGTTTCCGAACACGGCGCAATACAACGGATCACGTAACCGCTCCCAATCATCAGCCATGTACTGGGAAAAATCCTTCCAGTTATCTATCATGGCCCGCTTTGTAGCGTACTTCCTAATCCACGGGAAGCCGGGGCTAGTGGTCTTATCCAAACCATCTACAACCTCCTGCTGATCCTTCACTCGTGAATTCATCATGTGGGGCCCGAAATGCCTCTCCAACCAAATGGATGAGGTATTCAGGGCAAACACCTGGCGAGGTGACAAGGCAGGAATATCCTTGGCATACTTCGCTAGGGACATGTAAGCTGCTGGCTTATTAGGCACTGGCAAACCCCAGGCTTGGCGATCAACTAAAATCTCAGAGTCGTCCTCAAACCGGGTAACGTTCATATCAACTGCACGGCGATTCCGTCCTACAAAGGATTTCGGAACACTGCCTACCACAGGAAAATAACGTTGCTTCAACATTCTCTCATGCAACTTACTCA